CGAACCAAATCATTAAACTCAATTGCTTGCATACGCAACAAATCTTCAAATATTGGTGTCATCAAAAATTGAGTAGCAGGCGAATAACCAGCAAAACCCATTTCATTCAATACATTGCTATAACTCATGCCAGTCATGCTGAATGGATCATATATACGAGCGGATGCTGGAGGTGAGTTATGAAAAATTCTGCGAATTTCAATTCTATCAAAACTTTCACTCACATCTCCCCACAATGCTTGTAGATCATATGATTGTTGTCCTTTTTGAACATCAACATAACCTTTTTTCCAATCCACATTTCCACCCACACCAAACTCTGTGCCATAGCCTTGTGCCAATTTTATGAGTTGTGGCAATCCACTACCAGCCACATTTGTTTGAGTAAGATTTACATTGGCAGAAGTTCCTTGTAGCACACCAATATTATTACGAATATTAAATTGATTTACTTGTGCTCCATATTCATTCACAGCTTCTTCAAAGCAAGCATAAAAATTTATGTCTATCATTTCAATATCAACAATAGGATAACCCAAACGAGTTGCTGCCCATCTGGCAGCATTTGGTGCTTCTGATATGAACTGCACATCGGTTTCATAAAAACCAAATGGAGTACTTCCGGTTGTGATAGCGGAGCCAGAACCAGGCCAGCGTACTCTGTCGGAATCAATATTGTAATTTATACTTGTGTCTGCCATATTATATAAATATCTTATTGCGGCACGTTTATATCATTCAATTGGTCAATATTTATCATAGACAACAATATCTTGTCACTTGGATATATTTATAATATATATGCGCATAATCAAACTGAAAGATCTGTTACATGAACAAAAACTCATTGAAGCAGTGTCCGACATTCCTCCAGTAAAATTTATTTCACCACCCGCACAACATGCATATGCACAGCCAGCGGGGGATGGTGCTGGAAAGCCATATACACAGCATAATATTGATTTTAGCGATACTGGAGACACAGGCAACTTAAATACTCGCGCTGCGAATATAATCAAACAGTTTGAAAACAGCACAAGCAATCCAAAAGGTGGATATAATAAAGCTAAAAAATTATGGTTTCCACATAAAAGTGTTGAAGGTGGCAGTGACACAATTGCTTATGGTCACAAAATTCAACCAAATGAAGATTTTAGCAAGGGAATAACTGACGATGATGCATTGAAATTACTTGAAAAAGACGCCGGTAAAAAGATTGATGTTGCCAAAAAACGTATAGAAAAATTTGATAGTTTGCCATTGACCGTAAGAATTGCCACAATCAATGCATTGTATCGTGGTGACATGGGACCAGAAACAATAAAGTTGTTGAACAAAAACAAGTTTGCTGATGCTGCAAAGGAATATTTAAACCACAGAGAATATCGCAGCACAAACAATCGTGGTGTAAAAAAACGTATGGACTGGAACGCTGCGGTATATAAAGCAGCTGGTTAAATTATTTCTTTGTTAAGCTAGACCAATCTTTTTGATCTGCTTTTGACTTTTCCAATTCATTTTGCTGTTTTTCTGGCAACTTTGGATTGAAATTTATTCCAGTCTTGACTTCTATCTCTGATATGGATACAATATATTTATGAAGGTCTTCAACGGGCAGTGGAGCATTGGGAAACATAAATGCAATAGCTTTATTTGACTTTGCATCTACAATAACTTTCCACATATAATCTGGAATACCAACTTTGTTATTACCAATTTCTTTATATCCTTTGTTATAAAATGTGCCAGTTATAACATATACATCTTTGCCTTCAATTACCCAATTTCTGACAGCAGTTTCCAATTGTTTCCAAATTCCTCTATTATGATTTGGAACTTGCGGAACCATATTAGAAAGAAAGAAACTTTCACTCATAACATCATCATTTTGAGTATTGTCTCCAGCAGGCACAAGATGACCACGATCAAATGGATTTCCAGCATAATCACTTAATAATGATTGATGTTGTTTTGCTATTTCTGGATCTGGTCTAAAATCATCTTTACGTTTTGATTTTCCATTGATCTTTTCAAGTGTTGGATGTTCTACAACATATTCAGCTGTTTTGGTATCATAGCGATAATGTATAGCATAATTCTTTTTGATTATATACTGAGTATCTTTTACAATTTTGCTGATTGGCGCACCATTCACAACAAATTGAGATGCCTTATCATCAATTGGATTGGCGACCAAAGCAGTAACCAATGTTAACAAACACAATGAATAGTAATATATTTTCTTCATAAGCATGGTATAATATATATTATATATACGATTACTTTTTCAACTTGTTTCTGTGATACTTTACTGCCGCAGTTGATATTGTATATTTATCAGCAATCTGTTTACTAGACAATTCTAAGTTTAATATATCAAGTAAAAATTCTTCTTTTCTACCTTTTAGTGCATTTCTTCCACGGCTCACACTATCTCCTCTAGTCGATTCTACAACGATCTTTTTTCCTTTATTTTTATTTACGTGGCTATAATTGATTTTACGAGATGATAGCATTTTACGACGTTCTTGATATTTTTGAGTACCAATTTCTTGACCATTTCGTTCTACAAACCATTCAAGAGAAAAACGACCTTTTGCTTTGTTTTTAAGTTTTTCTATTGATTCGTCTGTGTGATTTTTTCCAAACATTGCATTATTTTCTCCCGACGACATCAGTCTGTTTTTTTCTCGCATAGATTCTTTGTTTGGATTGTGTGTAAAATTGTCACCCCCACCGGCATGTTTTCCAATATTATACCCGATTGATTTATATGGTTGAAGTGTGTCTAGATAATATTGTTCTCTTTCAAAGCACTTTTCCGGAGAACATTCTTCTAATATTGCGATAGAAAATGCTTTTTCGCCATGCTTTTCCCACGAGCGTTGTAATATTATATTTACATGAGTTTTATTGTTTAAATCCCTCCTGTGATCCAAAAAACGCTGATCTATATCTATAGAAGATCCGACATAAAATTTTCCAGTTATTTCATTTGTTATTTTGTATATTCCAGATTTTACCATAAATAGATTGAGTTATACTCATAAATACATACCAGTCCAACCAAAAAGCAAAATAAATAAACAAAAAAAGACCGCCCTTTCGAGCGGTCTTTTTTATAAAATCTCTGTTTAAGAGATGAACTATTATACTTCGTCCAAGTTGCCGATAACAATTTTCCCAAAAAATTCCGGGCGGAGCATCTTCTTGGCATAACGTGTCATTACGCCACGACGTGGTGTAAAGTTCACTGGGTCATACACCAACGGTGTTTGAATCAGTGGAATGTATGGAGCGTAAACAGCGCCGGTTTCTAGGAAGTTTGTTCCACGGAAACCTACCAACATAACATTGTCTGTCATGTATGGGTTCTTGTATACTGTCCAACGGTTGCTCAGAGCGCCAACTTTGGCAACGCCCATTGCGAACTTGGCTTGGTCGCCGTCCGTGTTGGTGCTGAAGCCTGGAATGGATTCAATGATTGTAGCAACGTCTGGTGAGCAAACTAGGAAGTTTGCACCGCCACGCAGTGTCAATTGGTGAATCTTGTTCGAGACCTTTTGGATCTTGTTGCCCAAGGTTTGGAACCATGTGCTCTTGACATATGCAGTGCGGTTAGCAGCTGTGTCTTGGAACTTACCAAGAGTAGCATTGTATTCAGCGCCAACGCGAGCTGACCAGAATTCAGTTGTAGCAGATGGAGCAGCTGTGACCAACATGTCCAAGATTTCCAAATCAATTTCCATCGAAACGTATTCAGATAGAAGAGCGGTTAGCTCGGCTTCTGCGTCGATAGAGTGATATGCATTCAAGTCTTGAGCCAATTCTGGTGTCCAGACGGCTTTCAACTTACGAGTCTTGGCAACAATGGCTTCGCTCTTCAGTTCCAGATTGACTTCTGGAATACCAATGTCGTTTGCTACGCCAGTGGCGTTTGGCAATCCGGCTCCTTGATCTTCGAAGTCGCCGCGAGATGTTGCCTCTGGTTGATTGTGGTACGAAACGCCGAAGCTGTTTGCACCAGCTGCAATCGACGCAGATGTTACGAAGGTTACAGTAGCACCAGATGTGGTTGTGAATCCTGGATAGAAGTCAACAATTCCAGAACCGCTGATGGTGAAGGCACGAACACCTGTGGTGTCAAAGCCTGTACCAGTTAGGTCAACTGTAACGTTGATGATTTGGCCTTTTGCGGCAGAAGCCGAAAGTTCTGGAACGAACTTTGCATCCAGCCAAGAACCTGTGGCCAAAGAACCTGTTAGGCTGACGGAGGTGTCATTGATGGTGTAACCGAAACGACCTTGGCCA